TAGGCATTCCATTTTTCCTCGGTGGTTGTACCGTCCTCATTCTCCACCTTGTCCGTCACTTCGATAGTGGTGACATCCGACATGATGCCCGTTCTTCGGGGATAGACTTCATCGAAGATAACCACCTGCTCGACGGCTTCCTCGGTAGTCATATCAGGATAAGCGTCAATGTAAGGAGTGCCTTCGGGAAGCATCAGCCTGCGCTGCACCACGCCGTTCACAACCACGGTCTCGTCAATGGGGCGGTAGTCTGCCGGTATGTTACGGGTGGAACCAAAAGCGTAGATACGGGTGGCATAGGTGGACTGGGATTCTGACTGTGACATTTCCTGCACGTTTTTCCCGATCTCGAAATCCACCGCGTCACCGGACTCACAACGCCCGAAATGGATGATGTTTTCAGTCACCCAACATTCGCAATCCCATTTCTTCGCCATCTCAAAACAAGCGTCAAGGATGTTGATGTTGTCGTAACTCATCAACTGGGACTTGTTTTCGACTGTGGAATCAATGGAGAAAACAAAATCTTGTCCTTTATACGCATAACCAAGAGCTTTCAGATTTCTAAGGACTATACCGACTTGTACGTCAAGCGGAGCGGTCAGGTTCCAGGACGCTTCCTGTCCGGCCGTCTCCGGGGTATATTTGAAGATTTTGTTTTTCCATTTCCAGTAGTAGGCGTCAAGTCTTAATTCGTAATCGTAGCCGGCGGTATTGGTGTTGAATGCGGGCTTCTGCAAGTCGCACACCTCGAACAATCCGAAGTTACATTCCACGTATGAGCCAAGTTTGAAATATATGGGATTCTCTAAGGAGAACTTTAACATGATGTAGTCCTCCTTCATCAGAGTGAACTTACGCTTGCAGCCTTCATTGATCAAAGTTGTAAGCTGGATAGCACCGGATATGTCTTTGATGTCGATTTGTTCCATGTCTTCAAAGTTCGGGGATAAAAAAAAGAGTGCCCAATTTTGAGCACTCACATACACGACAATAAAACCAATGTCGTGAATTAGCTTCTGTTTGCCGGATTTGGCTCATTAAACTTGGCTGAAATTTTTCCGAAAGTTCGGTTTAAACTCTGTGCGTAAGTGACACTCTTGCCAGTATAAATAAGATGGTAAACCTCGCTACTATTAGCAGGAATCTGAATATCAACCGCACCTTTATACAGCTCATCAAAGAAAGCTTTCTTCTTTGCTTGATAATCAGACTGAGAATTACCCTCGATAGTGAACGAAAGAGTTATTTCCCTCTCATCGACTTTAGGATTATTGATTATTACCCGTTTCCCATGTTCAAGTCGGCTTTTGTTCTCAATAAAATCCTTCATGGGAGCGGATGCCCCAATAACATCAAGAAACCCCTCTCCCATTCTCACACCCCATGTTGTATAAGCGTTTTCGCCATTAATTAATAATTCATCCATAGACTATAATTTTGCTGTATTCTTTTTAACTTCTGCTATATCTCTTTGCATCTGTTGAATAGGTTTGACGATTGCCCCTGTATTTTCTGAAATCTGTACCAATTCAAGATAGGATTGCGCTATCAAATCCCGCGTATCATCAGCAATATTTCTTGTTTCCGTATCTATGGAAAGTAGAGCATCTGCTTTTACTGTTAGTAGATTAAGTGATTGAGATTGAATAATATTCTGATTCTTTATTTCTTCTCCTGCAATCTGCAATGCTGTAAACCTACCGCTTAGTTCTCCTGCATCTTCATGTGTCATTTCAGTGCCGAACCCTCTTGATGAAGAAGATTGGGAATAGAACTCCTGTGAAATCTTGTCATATCCGGTTGCTGCGGCAAGCTCGTCACGGAGCTTCATGGCTTCGTCCACCATTTCGTTCCAACCCATAAAATCACCGTCACCATTCAGCAGTTTATCCATTTCATCAGAATCCAATGTACCGTCATTTTTCATGGAATTGCCGAATCTGTCATACCATGCTCTCAGCTTGTCACTAAACTGTTCACCAATGGCATTTGACAGCATCGCCTGCATGAAATATTTGGATATGTCATCAGCAAAATCCTCCGCACTCTTTTCCATATCCATCAGACTGCTTATAAAACTGTCATACATGGAATCGAATGACATTCCGATCAGGCCTTCATAAAGACTGTCGGTCAGTTCTTCCAGTTTTCCTGCCTGCTCTATATAATCATCCAGCTTGTCGGTAACACGCTCACCGTAACCTCCCTTACCGGAAGATTCCATGATATCCCATAACCATACGTCCGACCGTAGAGCCTTCATCTGTTCGGGGGTCAGATTCCACAAGGAATCAGTGCCGGAGAAATCCTGCATACCGGTAGCTTTTCTTGCGTGTTCCAGCATTTCATCCGTCCATTTCAGATAATGCTGCCAGCTGCCGTGGCTCTTATGATATCCGGCTTGCTCCTTTGCTATTTGCAGGTAGTTTTTATTGACTTCCTCCTGATACTTTACAGCTTCCCTGTAAGATTCAACAGACTTCATTCCCTTGCTTGCCTTCATCTCGTCAGTCAGATCCTCAATGGCCGTTTGCAAAGTTTCATTCCTGTCCGTCAGCCTGTCTATCGTTTCCTGTACTTCCTTGGCGTTTCCACCTATTCCAAACAGGGAGTTGAAGCCTCCGAATGAGATCGCGTTCAGGATGTTTCCTATGCCGTCCCTCAATGACCTGCCGATTGTGACAAACAAATCCCCTGACAAGACATCACCGATAATTCCACTGACCGCGTTCAGAACAGCATCAAGCAGACCACCGACAAGATCACTCAATCCGTCTTTGAGTACGTCAATGATGGACAAAATCCATCCGACAATGGGGACCTCCTTAAGAGATTCTGACGTTTTTCCTATGACATCCTTGAATCCGTTCACGGTTTTGATAATTCCGCTATATGCGTTATACAATCCACCGGATGAAATCTGCTGCAAGCCTCCCAACAAATTTTCCATGCTTGCTTTCAGTCTGGTGGCGGTATCAGTCACATTACGCTGGGCCTGATTGGCGATATCCGTCTGTGTCTTCACATTGGCGGATGCAATGTCAGCATTCTGCCGTGCTATATCAAGGGCATTCGCTGTAACCTGCTTTTCTTCTTCTGTTCCACTCTTCTGTGCTTTGGCGTAATCATCCTGTGATTTCTTTAGTTTTTCCAAAGCGGCTGTTTCAATCTCTATGGCATTGATACGGTTTTGTTCGGCTGTATGATAGGCTTTTACATCCTCTCCAAGTTTCTTGAAGTTGACTCCACTTGTACCACCCAAAGACTTTTCCATCTGGCTGATGGCGTCAATCAATGATTTCTGGCTTGCCTGATCGGAGTTCTTGAACTTGTCAGTCCGTACATATTTTTTTGCTTCGTCCAAGGCAGGCTTTATCATGTCGGAAAACATGGAACCAAACTCACCGAACACAGTAACCCAATCTATATTGGCTTTTATGGCTTCTGTTTCCTTGTTCTGTATGGCAACATCACGTTGTTTCTCCAGTAACTTTACTTGTGCACTATTAACACCGTTTTCTTCCTGTGCTTTCCTTATTTTTTCCGCATACTCTTGGGCGATAGCCAATTTCTGCTGCTGGAACGTGCCATATTCTTTCAAGTAGTCGTTCAAAGCCTGTTGTTCGGCTTTCAGCTGTCCTTCAGTTACATCGGAAATATCTTTATCTCTCATACTTTCGGCATTGGTATAAGCTTCTGAAATTTTCTGTGCCTGCTTGTCGGTCAGCTTACCGTTACCGGCTTTGCTCCATTCTTCCTCCTGTTTTCTTATCGCATCAATCTGTTTCTGATAATCAAGGTCAATCTGTTTCAACTTCTTTTCCGTGCCTTCTCTCATCAGGTTGATTTCATCCTGTTGGTTCTGACGGTGAAGTGAAAGAAGTTGTTCGTCCAGCTTTTCCTGATTTTCCTTTTGCTTTTTTGCTAGATTTTCCTGTCTGGTCAGTGCGCTTCCAGTTACTCCGCCCAGCTCCTTGTATGTCTTTTCGGATGCATCCATCTTATCTTTGGCTTCTTTCACCTGTTTCGATGTAGCCGTCTGATCTTTGATTAATGCCTCATACCCTTTTTTCGCTTTCTCCCATTCGACTTTAGCATTTGCCAAATCCTCTTGATATGTAGTTTCTTTTGTTTCCTGTCTGTTCTCAACTTCCAATTGGGCATTGATTTCCGACAAGACATCTTTTCTTGCGTTTGCCAATTCATTCTTCAGGTCTTCGATACGCTGTGCCTGAACCTTCATTTCGAAACGGTTGTTCTCTTTCCTTGCTAGATTATAAGCCCATTCTGCACTTTTTATTTGTTGTTCCAAAGATTCGACTATAGCCTGTTTTGACTGTGTTCTGGATTTTGAAACCTCTTCATTATATGCCTTCCAAAACCCAGTCAAGTCATGTATATGACCTTTCTCATCGACATACTTCTTAAAGAGTGCAGGATATAGTTTCTCAATGTCTTTTAAGGCTTTAAGTTTAGTGGTCTCGGCTTCTACCTCGCTATTAATGGTGCTAACAAGACCTTCCAAAGTACGTTTCCGATCTTCTTCGTCCGTGTTGAGTTTTTCTATTTTCTTGTTGTACGAGTCCAAAGCACGTTCAGCAGATGTTGTGCTGTCGGATAATGCCCACATGGCAGCTCCAAGCCCACCGATAACGACAGTTAAAGCTACATAAGGATTGGTAAGCATTGCAGCGTTTAAAGCTAACTGCGCTTTTCGTGCTAATAAACGGGCATTGGTAAGTCCAATCTCCACAAGAGTATGTTTACTTTCGGCAGCAGTAACAAGCATCACTGCGGTCCGGTATGTACCATAAGTAACCACTAATCCAGCCAAGACCTTACCTACTGTTTCATAATTCTGAATCAACGAAGTTGTCATTTGAATACCGTCCATGATAACACTTTCCGACTTAGTTCCCAATTCGTTAAACACGGCATCCATCGCATCCTGCATCATAGAAAGCTGACCGTTTATCTCTTTTGAAGCGTTTTCGGACATCTGATAGAATCGACCACCAGCGGAAGTAGCATCTATAAATGCCTGCTGAACCATTTCTGCGGAAATAGCCCCCTTAGACATCTCATCTTTGAGGGTAGCGATAGACTTACCGGTCTTTTCAGACATGATTTGCAGAGGATTAAATCCTGCATTAATCATCTGATTGAGGTCTTGACCCATAAGTTTACCGGCAGCGGACATCTGAGAGAATGCCAAAGTCATAGAATTAAACTTTTGTGTGTTCCCCATAGAAACATCGCCAATAGCTTGTAGATAACGGGGAACTTTCTCGGCTTCAATGTTGAAACCAAGCATCATCTGCGTGGCTGCTGTTACATCAGAAAATTCCAAA